AATTAAAATTACTACTTGATTAACATGGCCGAAGATTTATATAGCGAAGTGAGTCCAAAAAAAGATGAGACTCCTATAGAGATAACAATTGAAAAAACCCCTCCTGATCTAAATGAGATTGAGAATGGGCTATCTATTGAGGATTCCTTAGTTTACCTTACAGGGACAATAGACGAGTTCAGTTTAATTGATACTATTGTTAAGTGCCGAATCGTTCTTAATAATCGTGACGAAGACAAAGCCGAACTTCCTATAAATTTAGTTATTGATTCATTTGGTGGATGCGCATTTTCTGCTCTCGGCATTATTGACTATATGGAAAATCTAGACGTTCCCGTTAATACAATTTGCCGAGGCAAAGCAATGTCAGCAGGAGCACTTATCCTAGCTGCCGGCACCGGAACTAGATACGCGACCAAAAGATCTACAATAATGTTGCACCAAGGTATGGGAACTACTTCTGGCAAGATAGGGGATCTAAAGTCCACTGCAGATCACTACACCAAGATCGACGTAATGATTGGTGAAATCTTAGAAGAATATACAAAGAAGCCCGCTAAGTGGTGGACGTATGAAACTGCTCATGACAAATACTTCACAGCACAAGATGCTCTTGAAGTTGGCATCATAGACGAAATAGGATAATATGAAATTAACAGACAAACAAATTACAGACAATTGGGCAGAACTCCAGGACCGAATTTCTACAGAATTTACAGGCGATCGGAGAGTCAAACTCCTTGCTATGTATGCATTCTTTGAAGAGAGAATGGTTATAGCACCTGCATCAGGATTAGAGCATTATCACAATTGTTTTGAAGGTGGATATGTGGATCACGTACTCAGAGTAATCCTGTGTGCAAAGGAACTCCACAAGACATGGAACTTAATGGGAGCAATAGATTCTGACTTCACCGAAGAGGAACTTATGTTCTCTGCATTGAATCATGACCTCGGTAAAATCGGTGATCGCGAATTCCCATACTACATTCCAAACCCATCAGAGTGGCATAGAAAGAATCAAGGTAAGATTTATGACTACCATCCAAAGTTAAGGCACATGTCAGTACCAGATCGAAGCCTATTCTTATTGCAAGACTTTGGGATCGCCTTCACGGTTAATGAAGCAATAGCTATTAGATGTCATGATGGATTATATGACCAAGCTAACGAGGCTTATTTTAAGACATACAATCCCCAGAAAGAACTACAAAACCATTTACCAATTCTGCTTCACCATGCAGATCATATGGCATCTAGAATAGAGCATGACACTGCAAAGTCATCTAGATCTGACAAGTCCAATAACCTTCCTCGGGGAAATAAAAAGAAAACTGTTTCTGTAGCAAGTGAAACAGCAAGTGACTTATTTAAAGACTTGTTCGGCGAATGATTTTATTACTCTCCATCCTTCTTGTAGTAGAATTTATTATCTCTGCATTCATGATCTGGAACTTGCTCCGGAAATTGGATATGGCTAGTTCTGATAATGAATCTTTATACAACACAATGGTAGAACTTTACGGAGACCTTCATAAAACATTTTCTGAAATGAATCGTATAGATCACAAAGGTGGATTCGAAGCTGATGATGAAACAGGAGCTATATTTAAGGAGCTAAAAGAAGTTATGGATAAGCTAGAGGGAAAATATGGTACAGACAAAGATTAGTCCAATATCTAAATTTTACGAGGATCATGATGAGCTACAGGCTGCGTTTGAAGCAGAGTATCTTAGACCTGGTAGGAGGGGGCGACCTAGAAAGAATAAAATGTATTTCACTCCAGTCACAGAGGCTGCAATCGTAGCCTATAATATTGATGAGGACTATACAAAGCGTAATAAGATATATAAGGAACATATCCACTATCCATTATATAAAATGGCTGAGAATCTAATTCATCGCTTTAAGTTTTATTATATGGATGGTTCACCTGAAGACGTTAAGTATGAGGTCATATCATTTCTATTGGAAAAACTAAATAAATACGAGTTGTCAAAAGGTAGAGCGTTTTCATACTTTAGTATTGTAGCTAAAAACTATCTTATCCAAAACAATAATAAAAGTTACAAGCGCCTTATAACTAGAATTCCCCAAGAGGCTATTGACAACAATCGTAATGTTATTAATGAAGTTGTAAGAACTGACAGACAAGAATCTATATTAGCTTTCCTAGATCACTTTATCGAATACTACGATGCTAAAGTAGAAACAACATACAAGATTAAAAGAGACCAGAGCATAGCCTATGCTGTCTTAGAACTATTTAAGAACCGTGAAAACATCGAGAATTATAACAAGAAAGCCTTGTACATTATGATCCGAGAAATGACTGGAACTAAAACCCAATACATCACTAAGGTGGTGAATGAAATTAAATCAGAGTATACCCGTCTATTCAAAATTTTTGAAAATGGTAATACGATTTGATCACGACAATATTGTCACAAAACTTATAAATAGGAGATATAACTATGGATTCTGTATTTAAATACATGAATGGATTTCTCGGAGGATTATTTGCGCTATTAACAGCTCTACTTCCAGTTACTATTCTTTTCCAAGTCCTCACCGGTACAGGAGTATTCGGTCTGGATGTAATTTCAAACCTAACATCAATTATCCAGACCGTTGGCGAAAGCGGCTTTGCTGGATTAGTTGCTATTTTGTTTGTTTGCTCATTTTTTATTAAAAAGTAAGTACATAAATAAATTCCTTTAGAGGAATAGGTTACAATTAAGTGCCTCGGTCAGTAATGATCGGGGCATTTTCCTGTGTGAGGATATTTATTCATAGGAGAACCACTATGAACGGCGAACAAGAAATATTCAAAGGTAAAAATTTCTCGGGCTTACTATCCGACATATATACCAATGCAAAAAAGAAAGAGGTCCAAATAAACAGCTTAATCAAAGACTTACAACCTATGATTAAAAATATAGGAGATGCTACAGTGATTGTGCCTCTGATAGCTGAGTATATGGACATTAGTGTAAAGAATGACGACCATCTTATAAAAATGGCAGCAATAGTCCAAAGAGCTATGTCAAGGTCTGCTAGTGATTCTGCAAATGGGGTATTATTAACTGACGAAGAAAAGAAGCAATTATTAGATACTGTTAACCAAATGGAAGACGAGGCTACTACAAATGGCTAGACCATTTTCTGCTACATCCAAAGGCTCTGCTCCAGCTCGTCCTGACCAGGTAAGTAGGACCATAATTCCTGTTGAAGTAATGGATGTGATGCTAAGCGATAGTCATCCCGAATATGAAAAACAGCCGAACGTAACCATAGGAGCAATCAAAGGTCGCAGATATGATACTGAAAGGGGAAAACCTGTAGAAGCCCTACCATGGTACAACCCAATAGATCCATCAGATTTAAAAATACCCTTAATAGGCGAGGCAGTCCTACTTATTGAATCACCGAACCAGGGAATCATTAATAGACCAAAATCAAAAGACCTCTGTTATATAGCTACCGTTGGAATGTTGGGACTTATTAGCAACAATGCATTCCCGGCAAACACTAAACCTGTAGGTTCTAATGAGACTCCGACTACGTTCACCGGAAACATGGGTCCCTCCATAGTTCCTCAGATTGGGGATTATGTTCCGAGTATATTTGTATCTCCATTGGTTGCGTTCGAAGGGGATCGTATAATCCAAGGTCGCTGGGGAAATGCTATTCGATTTAGCAACACATCAAATGGGTCTAAAGACCAAACATTTTGGAACAATTCTGGAACCGATGGTGACCCTATAGTCATAATTTCAAATGGAATAGAAGAGCTTGAAGAACTTACAAGAATAGAAGATCTAAACGACGGCTCATCAAATCTAATTCTATCGTCTACCCAAGAGCTCGAAATAGAAGCTTCTAATAAATTGCCTGTTGGATATTCAAAATTAAATCAGTATGCAAATAGTCAAATAGTTCTATCCTCAGATAAAATTATACTAAACTCTATGGAAGACAACGTGGTGATCTCTGGTAAGAAGGGAGTGTCAATTTCAACCCCCGAATGGAAAGCTGATTTCACCGAGATGATGGATATACTAAAAGGCCTCCTAGCAGAAATGAAAGCCCAAGCCGAAGGCTCTTCCCCATTTGTCACCGGTGTTGGGCCAACAGGACCAAACCCTTTATCCCTGACAGCATTAACCCTTCTAGAAACTAGACTTTCTATGCTGGAGCAATAAATGGCTATTGCATATTCTGGCTTTAAAAATAAAGTAAAAAAAATGTTAATGGGAAATGGCTTTGAACTTAAGGGTTGGGCTGTTGATGAGTACGATCCAGAAACTGATATCCATGATTATAGTGGAGGTCCGCCTTGGGTACCACTACAAAGGGACACTCCGCCAACTACCGAAAAAGAAACTGCAAGATTCCTAGCAGAAGTAATCTCAAAGCACTTACTGTCTAAAATAAAAGATCCCAAATTAAACTCGCCACTTATTCCTCTTGTCTATAGAACTGAGTTTGATACTATGGGAGGTATAACCGAAGACCTGGCCAATGATATAGAAGCAGGTTTTTTAGAATTGAAAGGGGTTACGACCGAAGTTATGGTTGATGCAAAACTTAGGGTGGCCTTTATTCCGATGGGAACTAGGATTGTAACCTGGATGGCAACAAATACAATTTTTACTTTTTTAGGTCCTCATGCTACAAATTTCCCTGTTGGGGTATCCAACACACTAACAACTTTTGGGAACCCAGTCACACTAGGTCGAGACTTTGGTTTAGCTCTAAAGCAAGAGGGAGCTACCCAAGATATTATTACTGCTAAAGTAGCATCAGCTCTAGTAAAAACTTTTGAGGATTATTTTGCAAAAGTTGGAGGGAACTTTATAGGGAGCAATGGAAACTCAGTATCTCCTACAACATGGTCAGGTTTGGTTTAATCATTCCTCCAGTGTTGATTACCTAATAACTTTATATTTATAGCTATAGGAACATATTTACATGAAAAAGAAAGAACTAGTTGAGATCATAAGACTTGTAGTTAAGTCTGAGGTTAAAAAGGCTGTTAAATCGGCCCTTACAGAAGTAAAAAAACAATCCGAAGCTCCAATATCTTTAAATGAAGCCCTAGACCAAACCAAAGACAATGGAGATTGGAAATCAATGGGAACATTTGATAGCAAAGACGCTAGGTCTTCATTTGCAGCAATGCAAGGTGGAGGAGCCAATCCTGGGATGAACACATTACTAGCTAATCCAACAGTACAAAAAGACGAATCATTAGAAAAGGCATTTACCAGGGATTATTCCCAATTGGTAAAAGCCATGAAGAAATAAATAATTGATTAGACAGGAGCAAAAATATAATCCTTTAGATTTCGAACCTGATGTTGCTATCGGGATTGGACTCCCAATGACTCCTTCTGATGGTGGTAAATATCCAACTCCACTTCTAAGCTACCAGGGATCTAGCTCCTTAGAAAACGCAGACCAGGAATTAGGAGAAGCTAAGTTCACAGGGGGAGTATTTTATTCTACATACACCACCAATGACCAAGTACAAGCCAACATAAGAAACCTTGTACTAACCAATCCAGGAGAAAGGTTTTACCATCCAACTTTTGGAATTGGCATTCAAGGATTGCTATTTGAAAATATAACCCCACAAATTGTAAAAAAAGTGCACGAAACTATTTTTACCCAAGTCTCAGCATGGCTACCATATGTAACTATTAAGGCTGTAGACATTAATACAGATCGCATAGACAACCATGAGCTTAGAGTTAAACTTGACTACACCATATTTGGTAATGAAGTAGATTTACAAACAGTAGTTATATTTGCATAGAGTAACTTAAATGACAAAAAAAGAAGTTAAATATTTAGGAAGAGACTTTGGAGATTTCCGAGAAGGCCTTGTAGATTTTGCAAAGAACTACTTCCCAGACACATACAATGATTTCAATGAGACTTCGCCAGGTATGATGTTCATGGAAATGGGTGCTTATGTAGGAGATGTGCTATCGTACTACACAGACTACCAGCTAAGAGAAAGCTTACTATCTGCAGCTCAAGAAAGATCTAACATTTTAGACATAGCCAATTCCCTTGGGTACAAAGCTAAAGCAACTTCTCCATCACATGTTGAGCTATGTGTCTATTTATGGCTTCCTGCTACAGGATCTGCAGGTGCAAAAGTTCCCGATATGAAATATGCATTAACGATACCCCAAGGTATGGCAGTTTCGGGACAATCAGCTGGGTCTGAGTTCACAACCCTAGAAGATGCCAACTTTGCGAACACAGCATCTGCAAAAACAGAAGTGTCTGTGTATAGTTTAGCTGATGGCGACCCGGATGCATTCCTAATCAAAACAAAAGTAAAGGCTATTTCAGGTCTAAGTGTAACCCAAACATATAATGTAACTTCTGCTAAAAAGTTTGATAAATTTAAATTAGAAGCTAATAATGTGATAGCTATCGAATCGGTAACGGATGCAGATTCCAATATCTGGTATGAAGTTCCATATCTAGCTCAGGACACCATATTTGAACAGGTAGCTAATAAACCATCTGTTGATCCAACAACCGCTGAAGATGCTGCAGATTCCCCATACCTATTGAAGCTACGCCGTACTGCAAGACGCTTCACAACCAGAATCAACAAAAACAATTATACAGAATTAAATTTTGGAGCAGGAGTTTCTACTTCTCCCGACGAGCTAATAGTTCCTAACCCTTCGCTAATCGGAAACGTATTAGAAATAGGAAATGCAGCTCAACTGGATGTGTCATTCGACCCAGCCAATATGATGCAAACCCGAGCATATGGACAAGCTCCAGCCTCAGCTTTAACTATAAGGTATTTGGCAGGTGGTGGTATATCTTCCAACGTAGTTTCAGGAGCATTAAATAAAATAGTATCCAGAACTATAAACCTTGACGAAGATGGCCTCGATCCTTCAGTAGTCGCTGTGGTGAAAGAATCCCTAGCAATAACAAATGAGACCCCTGCATCTGGAGGACGCTCCGCAGAAACCAATGAAGAAATTCGACAGAATGCTCTTGGGGCATATGCTTCTCAAAACCGTGCGGTTACAAAAGAAGATTATGTAGCTAGGGTATATGCTATGCCTTCTAAGTATGG